TCAATATTGACGTGATCGGGGTGGGGGCCAGTGTTTATGACATCCTTCGTGTCCGTAAATTTCCAGTAGCCGGCATCAATGGGGCCAGTAAATCGGATCGACGCGATCGATCGGGACTGTTGGCCATGCGCAATCTTCGCGCGGCCATGTACTGGGGACTGCGCGAAATGTTGGATCCCATCGATGGGGAAAATATTGCGCTGCCCGATGATCCGGAAATCCTGGCTGATTTGACCGCCCCCCGCTGGCACATGTCCCTGCAGGGGATCCAGATCGAAGACAAAGACGAAATTATTAAACGGCTGGGCCGCTCCCCGGACTGTGGGGATGCGATTGCCATGGTCTATTTTACCGGCGCTCAAATCGACTGGGCCGGCCTATCTGAATTAGGACACGTTGAAGACTATGAACCGAGGTGGAAATAATGCCAAACATTGATCTCTTCCAGGAAGTGGGTTCCGTGGGTCTCAAAACCACCATGGGTTTTGTAAACGAGGCCTACCATGCCGATCTGCGCTGGCCACAATGCCAACCGCTGTTTTCCAGGATGCGCCGGTCTGATCCGGAAATTTCCATCGTGCGGCAAGTCTATGCTGCTTTAGGCCGGGGAATCAAGCTCTCCTGGGAACTGCCTGACAATCCAACCGATGGTGACAAGGCTGCTGCAGAGTTTGCCGAAACGGTGCTGCAGGATATTTCAGGCGGAGTAACCGAGCTGGCTGAAACGATGGTCTCCAATGTCCCGTTTTTTGGCTGGGGTTGGTGGGAAGTATTACCGGGCGTGCGCAACCCGAAATGGAAAGCTCCCGGCGAAGATGACTGGCAGTCCAATTATTCAGACGGGCTGATCGGCATCCGGCGTTTTGCCTGGAGAGATTCATCTTCGTTTGATCACTGGATGCTGGATGATGCCAGTGGCCGGCTGACCGGCATGGTGCAACAGGACTGGCCAAACCCGGTAACACCTATACCGCTGGATAAGTCGCTGCATTTAACTTTCGGGGATCCGCATAATCCGGAAGGGCTGAGCCCGCTTGAATCAGTCTGGCGATTGGAGCGGATCAAGTACGGTTTAGAAATTGTGCAGGGCATCGGCTTTGAGCACGCGGCCGGCTACCTGAGTGTCAATGCGGAGGGTGAGATCACCGATCTGGCCAAGGGCCAGGTGCGGGATGCGGCCAGGGCTATTATGACCGCCCAGGAAGGGAACTATGCTCTGTTTCCGAAAGGCTTTGCCGGCAAGATTGAAGACGTGCCATTCTCGGCCGCGCCTTCGATTTTGGAGGCCATCAAATATTATGGCATTCTCAAACTGACCCTGTACAACGCGCAGTGGATGGCGCTCTCCGCTACCACTGGGGCCGGGTCCTACAGCGCGATGAATGACTCCAGCTCCATGTGGATCATCACCTACAATGCCATGATCGATGGTTTTGTCCACCAGATCGATGCCCAGATCGGCCGGCGTTTATTCGCCTGGAATGCCGGCGCATTCCCAGGTATGACCCGGCGCCCAAAACTCAAGGCTGAGCCGATTCAGAAAGTCATTTCCCTGGCAGATCTAGCCAGTATTTTGGCACCGCTGAAAGCGACCATCCCCCTGGGCGAAGAGGACTTCAAGGCTATCCGGGCCCGCGCCGGCTTCCTGCCTGAAACCCTGCCTGAATCAGAAGCGAGCGTTTCTACAGAAACGATTGACGAAGACAACGAGGGTGACGGCGACACCGTTCCCGCAAGGGGTGCTTCGCAATCTACAGAAACGGACGCAGCTTTGTCTTCCGCTCAGCGTGTGCAGCTGGCCATGGAGAAATGGCGCGAGTGGGCGCGGGTGCACGAACCGGAAACCTATGCGCTTTTGCAGCGGAGGGAAGGATGAGTGCGGATAACGTCTGGGGCGACCGGCCGGCGCTGCCCTACAATGGCATGCCCACCGGGAAGGACCATTCCGGTCAATGCCCGTGGTGCTCGACCGAGAACCGCATGATTTTCCATGCCGGCACCTGCCCGCGCATTAAGCAGATCGTCTATTACCCGGACGGCACGGTCCAACGGGTGACGCTTTATCCGGGCAAGGAACCTGAGAGGCGCAAATGACAGAGCCTACTCTGTTTGACCTGGTGATGGGATCCGAGCTTGTGCAGCTCTCGATGGGTGAATATGCCATTGTACGGCGCATCTACCGTGATGAAGTTTGGGCAGCCATCCAGGACTATTTCACCCAAGACCATGTCCGGATCACCCGCTTCAAAAATCTCATGCGCAAAGCCATGGCAAACGCCTTCGTGGAGGCCATTGAGATCGGCTACTTCGATGGCGGCGGCGGTGAGTGGGGCAAAGAGGCTACTCCGGATGATCGGAAGTGGGCTCAGGCCAGAACGAATGCTGAAATGGGCTTTATTGAAAGCCTGTTCTATGAACTGCGCGATCTAAAAAGCGAGGGCATGGAAGCCTGGATAGGGGAGGCGGACAAGCGGGCCGAAGGGTACTGTAAAACATTGGATGCTGTGTATTCAGAGGCCAAACTGCGCGGTGCCAGAGATGTCATGCTCACTTTTGGAGGGAACAGCGGCCAAGAGTCGTGCGAAACTTGTCAGAAACTCATGGGCAAGCGGCACAAGGCCAGTTGGTGGCTAAAGCGCGGCTTAGTTCCCGGCCGGCCTGGAAATCATAACTACATCTGTGGGTCATGGCAATGCCAACATTTTCTTTTTGACGACACAGGGAAGGTATGGACGGCTTGATCCCAGAGGAGAAATCTGTGAGCGATCTATCCGCCCAGGCCGTGCGTGTGGCCCGAGTGATTGACCGGCTGCAGCCAGGCAACGAGTACATGATCCGGCTGGTCAAGGATGATCTGCGCTCCATTCCCTGGCAGGTCGAAGTGAGCCGCGTTGAGCATATCAAACGATTGGAGCCCAGGGATGTATAAAACCACCGTGTTGGACTGGCCAAAGGTAATTGTCCATCTCGCGCCCGGCGTGGGTACGTACCGCACCGCTTGCTTTGTATGTGGTCATCAATGGGTAGAAGTAGAAAAGGCCGGCAAGGTCCGGGATGTGGAATGTCCCATGTGCTCCTGCAAAACACTGGACGTAGAATTCCCTATGCCCGAGCGGGCGCGGGGGCACGATGGCGTGTGGATCGATCCGGGAACAGAGCCTTCGACGCTTTATCTAAATTAGAACTTGCATTCCTAGAATAGTCGTGCTACTATAGCTTCGCACGACAAACAATTAAATATTACGGTTCTCGCAAAGACTATCCTTGCTGGCCGCGTTTGCCCACTTTGGGCGGCGCGGCCTTTTTTGTTTAACCTCCAGGAGCTCCATGCCCAAACAATCTATATTTTTACTGGCTTCGATGGCCGGCCAAACAGGTGAGGGGAAACCCTTCGATGGCATGGCGGCCGGCACTTTCTATGACATGTGGGGACGGGAAGCGATCTTTGACCAGGCTGAATTTTCGACCTATCTGGCCCACACCCGCGCACTGATTGAATCTACCCGCGGCGAGAGCGGGCAGGTGGTTGGTTTACCCATCGACTGCTATTCGCATGATTTGAATGGCGGCGCGGGCTGGATCACGGCGGTGGATCTCTCCCTGGATGGCAGCAAAATCCGGTTTACCCCGCGTTGGACCGACGACGGCATGGAACTGATTGCCAGCGATAAGGTTCGCTTTTTCTCGCCTTCGGTGGACATATCTAACAAAGTCATCATGGGTGGATCACTAACCAACTGGCCGGCGACCCGGACAGCCACAGAGATCAAGCTGCGCCCGATCGAGCTATCGGAAGGGCTGAGTGAGCTGGATATTCAGGAAGATGCGGAAGCCATGACCCTGATCGAATCGGCCCTGGCCAATTTCAAACGACTGTTTTCCGGGCGGCGGCCCGGTTCAGTGGGGGACCCCCCCGACAAATCCAATCCTATTCAGGAGGAACCTATGACCGACAATCACCCAACTTTGGAAGCGCTTTTGTCGGCGGATCCCGCACGGGTCGCCGAATTGCAGGCGCTGGTGGATACGCGCGCAGCTGCGCAAGTCACCGAATTGCTGAACGCTGAAAAGCGCAAGGCGCACGTGGCGGAATTCTCCACCCGTGTAGTTTCTGGCACGGCGGAGCGCCCCTATGGGCTGCCCGTTACCCAGGAACGGCTGAGTAAATTCATGGCCGGCCTGAGCGCCGAGCAATCCACTGAATTCGAAGCCATGATCGAGGACGTGCTCACGGCCGGCAAACTCACTGAGTTTTCCGAGCTGGGGCATTCCAAAATTTTGACCGGCACCAAGCCGCTGCCCAAGGATATTGCCGTTCAGCTGCAGTCCTGGGTGGATGCAAAACAGCCCATTGATGAATTCTTCAAAGTCAATGCGGCCGAGCTGGGCAACCAGGCCGATTACGACCTGAGTGCATTCGAAGCCAAAGCGTAGGAGGATCCCATGGCTGATTTGACTGCTGCTGCACCGCTGCGGATTTTGGGGGAGGCTGTTACGGAACAGTTCGCCCTGGATACCTCCGCTGCGCAAAATGTTTACAAAGGCCAGCCGCTCATTTTGACGGCGACCGATACGGTCTTCCCGCAAGGGTTTGTGACCGCTACCGTTGTGGCTGCGACCGATGTTTTTGTCGGCATTGCAGCTGAAAACAAGAGCGTCGCTCTGGGCGATGCCGAGACCATCGAAAAATCTGGCATTGAAGCCTATATCGGCCCAAGCATTATCGGCTTCAAAAGCACGGTCTTTACCGATGCCGATCTTGGCAAAACGGTGTACATGAGTGACTCGGGCACCCTGTCCACCACAGCCGCCGACAATCCTCAAATTGGCAAGCTGCACCGCGTTTTGGACGGCTTCGCCTATGTTGAGCTCAGCGCTCCGCAAATCTGCACCGGGGCATAAGGGAGATAAAACATGATTTCTGGAAACGTACCTTCCCACCTCCTGGTTGCTGCCCGGTCGGGCTTTCTCACTTCCGTGCGCTCCCAGGCTTTGACCTGGGGCCGATTGGCATCGGTCCTTGATATGAACGCGAAGAGCATCGACCTGGTCGATCTTGGCGACGCTCCCATGCCGACTGAAAACATCGGCAAACCCCAGGTACAGGACTTCATCGAGAAGAGCCTGACCATCAAACCGCGCAACTGGGATATTACCGTGTGGATCTCCCACAATGCTGTGATGGACGATCAAACCGGCAGCCTGGACCGCAAGGTTCGCGGCGCGGGCGGCAATTTCACCAAGCACATCCAGAAGCTGGTCTTTGAGAAACTCAATGCCGGCGATGTGGCTGGAAACGTTGGCTACGACGGCCTGACCTTCTTCAACAATGCCCACATCGACGTGGGCGCGCAGTATGTCACCGGGCAGGACAACCTGTATGGTCTGGCGCTCAGCCAGGACAACTTCGCCACGGTCATGGCCGCGGCCCGCGGCTTCCGCAATGATCAGGGTGAGTTCACTGACTTTG